TACAGCCGACTCTCGAAATCGAAAGCGAACTGGCTCATGCTGGTTCGGCCGTAGATCAGCCGCGCCTTCTCGGCGGCGCTCGGTGCGGCCACCAGGGCGCCGAGGTAGCGGTATTCCTCGATCTCAGGCGCGGACAGCTTGTCGAGCTGGTACAGGTCGTTCCAGTCGCGCTTCTTCGATCCGGATTGCTTCGGCAGGGCGATGGTCGCGTCCCATCCATCGTCGCGGCTGCGTTTCAGCCATTGCTTCGCGTACTGCGTGCCAGCCTTGTCGGCATCGAGCGCCCACACGAGCATGGGGCGTGTCCGTCCGCCGGCGGCGCACTGCTCGGCCAGCCCCTGCAGCGCCAATGAGGGGTAGTTGGTGCAGGACATCGCCGCCACGGCGGGAATGCCACGCAGGATCAGCGCGATGGCGTCGAAGATTCCTTCAACTATCCATACCTCCTTCTCCGGAGCGTGGCTGGCTCCCGGCGGCTGCCACCACATCCCGCGATAGCTGCCGTAGAACGTTGCTTTGCGGTCGCCGAACCGATGCGCCTGGTCGATGATCCGCTCCCAGTACACACCTGGCGCCAGCGGAAAACGCACCGTCGCGCTGCCGATCTTCAACTCGTGGCTGTATTAGCTCTCCTGCGTGTACCAGGCGCCGATCGTCGCCAGGTCGAAGCCTCGGCCATCGCGGAGGTATGCATCGGCGGACGCCTTTGGGTTCTCTGGCGTCGGCGCGTAGCGATCGGACCAGCTCTCGAAAAGATCCGGGTACAGATCCTTGATGTGCAACTCGACGCCGCATTTGTTGAGCCGGTTACAGCGGATCACCCAGGGCGCATCGCCGAAGGCCCACAGAGTTTTTTTGCCGCACGACGGGCATAGCCCGGCCTCCAGCTTCTCGCCGGAACGCTTCTCCTTGAACGCGTAGTCGCGCAGCAGGCGGGCGGTGACGTCGGTATGAAGGGATGGGTTCATGGAATCCGGGCAAGAGAAGTCCCTCACGCCCCGAAAGGGCATGAAGACGGTCAGCGAAAGGGAAGGGCGGTTAGGCCGCTAGGTCTGCAGGAGATCTAGCTGGCGAGTGTCCTGTGGGATGTCGCGCGCTCTGGATTGCGGCAGGAATACCTTGGGATTCGGGTTCAGGCTTGGCACGATGGTGTGGACGACGGTCGACAGGATCTTGCCGGTCGTACCGCAGAAGACGTTCGGACACTGGAAGTACTTCTCACGGGTGAGGTCGGAGAGTTCGCGACTGGTCCGGATGTTGACGCGTGTCTTGCAGTGTGGGCAGAGATCCATTGACATCACGTTGCACTCCCGCACGCGTCAGCGCCTTCCTCGTCGGTCTCCCATGTTCGCATCGCCTGGACTATCAGCAGCCGTCCCATGCTGGAAAGTGACCGCCCGTCCAACTGCGCGTATCGCTCGAATTCCTCCTGCTCGTCGGGCATCAGGCGGACGAAGATTGGCTTACGGGTAACGACGCCGCGCGGTGCGCGAGATACCGGGGCTTTAGGTCGAGTCATGGCAGATATACTTGTGCTAGTTAGTGATGCACAGGCGACAATTATTTCCCTCAAACGAGGGAAATGTGATGACACAAATCAACCGTATGGATTCTATTGGGCAGCGACTGAAGGAGGAGCGGAAGAGGCTTGGCTACAACCAGACCGACTTCGCCACTCACGGAGGCGTCCAGAAGAATGCGCAGAGCAACTACGAAAGCAATGCGCGTATGCCTGACGCGAGCTATCTAGCCGCGATTGCAGCCGTAGGGGCAGATATTGCTTACATCCTCACGGGTACCGTTGGCGCGGCAAGCCTTTCGGCAGAGGAGCACTTCTTTCTCAGCGGATATCGCAGGCTGGACGCTCGTGGGCGAGCCGGGCTACGCGCGCTGGTCGATGGCATGCGACCTGAGCCGGCTGCGGCGCAACGCGTCAGCGTGAAAGGCGACGTTGGCCAGCTCGTGGAGGGAGACCTCCAAGTGTCGGCGCCGCTGACCATCAACATGGGAAAGAAGCGCAAGAACTAATTCAAACCAGGCGCGTGCAACGACGCGCGCCACGGGCATGGGGTCTGCCGTAGTCGTAGGTTCTTTCTTGGGAATGCAATGAAGAAACACGATGTGGTCGTTGAGGGAGATGTAGGTCAAGTCGTGGTCGCATCGAGCGTCGTGTACCACGCGGGCAATGGCCCAGGGCAGACGAGCAACGCCATCAACATGGGCCGCTCTGCCGAGCACGCGCATGGCGGGGCGGCAACGCCTGAATGCAGCGCATCGACGCCCTGCGGAAGGTGCGCCGCATTGGCGAGCCAGTTACGCCGATTCAAACTCGCCCTGGCACTGATGGGAGCTGCCGTGTGCGGCGCCATCGCAACGAGCGTTCGAAGTCATTTCACTGAGGCCGCGCCAGCGCCGCCGGTCGCAACCGAGTGCCAGTTCGATGGACGGCAATACTCGGCAGGAAGCATCGTCAAGATGATGGACGGCCTCTCCCGCGAATGCCTCGATGCAGGCAGCGGAAGGTCGCTCAAGTGGTCGGAGTACCCGCTGCGACCGATCTAGTTTTTCACCAATTCAAAGCGCCCCCTAACTTCCCGTGGTCCTTGGCGGACTATCGGATGTGTCTGCCTTTCGCCTTCAAGGTGCAGCAGGCACGTGTCTAAACAGGAGGGTGGTGTGCTCATTGCGAAGCAGGTACGAAAGAAGCGGTCACCGACTCGCTAGTCGGACTGCCATCTTAAAGGCCGATGCCACGTACGCCGGCGCCTGGTAGACGTTTTCATGTCGCCCCTTTCCCAACGACCTATCGCGGTCGAAAGGAGGGCTATGAACTTGCAATTCCTGTATCGAAACGCCAAAGGCGAGACCAAAGAGTACGAAGTTGCGAACTGGGTGGAAGCTGGCCACTACATCGATGGCTACAGTCTGACCTCCCGCGCCTTCCGCACATTCCGAAAAGATCGGGTGCTGGAGTATCTCCATGGGGGCAGCTCGCTACTGGTCGATCCATTCACGCCAGCACCGCCAAAAATCATGCGGACGAAAGCTCCGGCACACGATCCCAATGTGCCGCAGATTGCCTTCACCGGGTTCGGCAAGGATCACCGCGCGGCGCTTGAGCAGCAGGCCGCAACAATGGGCCTTCGAGTGGTCAAGTCGGTCACGCAATCGCTGACGTTCCTCTGCACGGGTGGCAACGCTGGGCCGAAGAAGGTGGCGAAGGCAAAGGAGCAGCGGGTCTACATCCTTACGGAACCGCAACTGGACGTGTTGCTGGAGACAGGCGAATTGCCCGACGAATGTTGGGATTAAGCAATGTGATGTCGCCTCATAGCTAACAGGCAGCCCAAAACGCCTGCTAATCCGCAACCGTCGTTGCGCGAGGATTTCCGCGCCTCGCGAGGAGCGCGGCCCTTGCTTTCGCACTGATGGGAGCGGCCATGTGCGGTGCCATCGTGGCAACCATTCGAAGCCATTTCGCTGAGGCAGAACCCGCGCCCCTTGCGAGTCAGCGCCATTCGACGGACGGCAATACTCGGCAGGAAGCATCGTCAACATGATAGACGGCCTCTCTCGCGAATACCTCGGACCTAGGTAGCGGCAGGTCACTAAAGCGGAAACCGCTGGGGCTTTTGTAGAGAGCGGCGGTCGCTACCCGATATGGAGTTGCCTGGTGCTTACGATTGTCCTTGAGGCCGTTGTGTGTGGTCCTGGGTCGCGCCGGGGGGGGGGCAGCCGCACCACTCGACCCGCTTCCGTCAGTGGGCAAACTAGCTGGACATGAGCGGTCATTCGCCCCTATGAGATGATGAACCGTCTGCTTCTACTTTTCTGATCGGTTTTACTTCATTTCCATCCTCAGATACTTTATAGACTAAGCGCGATTGAACGGTATTTTTAAATAGCCCCATTTCATTTCTAAGTCGCTTTGCTTCTGCATACTCCAATTCGCCCCATTCGTCCGTATGTACATATATTAGCTCCTCACTGGCGCCATCATGATTTATTGCGTCGCAAGCAATTCCAGTGATAATGTTGTATTGAGGAAAGGCATCTTTGCAGGCATAGCAATAGGCTGCAAGCCAGTTCTTTCTTACTTTTCGATATGTTTCATAATCTGATAATTCGGGGGTTCTGGGAAGAACCATCCAAACGTAAGCTTTGTTTGGCGTTGTGGGAGATCTCATCACTCGGACTCGAGGGAGTTTTTCAGTATCGGGGAAAGGGCGATTAAGTATTTCGGTGACCGACACGGAAAGCACTGATCTAGCAATGCGATGTTCGCTGGCCATGTATCGGAGAACAGTAATTTCTTCATCATAGGTATTTCCGTTCGTTTCCGACCATTGCCCCGTGAATGCAGCTGCTCCCATAGTTTCGATACATTTGTCCCAGAAGTATGAGGGACTTTTCATGCTTTTCATCTGCAAATAGACTTCGGATTTCTTTACGCTCTCGTAGTAACCGGGTGCGATAGAGACCATGGCGGCGTTAGCCGGAACAATGAAGTAGGGGGCGTCGCTATTGCTCTCGAAATCCTCATAACTAGACAGATAGTAAGCAAGTAAATCGTCTTCACCCGGAGCGGCAAGAAATTTTCCGCTAGTAATGAACTCTTCTTTGGCGGATAAATATGCTGTGAAGTCAGCAATGGTATCTAGTTCGCTAAAAATAACGTCAATACTTATTTCGTCCAAGAGATGTACATATCCCTTGTCTGCGGCCGGCCGACCAATGACGAATGGTGTCGTAAAATGATCGTTCCCCACTATGCCGGACCTAAGGATGAGAGTTCCGCTTTCGTCGCCATAGAACTCGCTCGCAGCCTTAGTTATTCCTCTTACAACAACTACTCGATGAATTTTAATCTTATCCGCAGGTGGAAAAGAGATTGGAAAGGGAGAGGTGCATTTTTTATCCAAAAAAATCCGGTCCGGAAACTCTCTAACCCATTTTTCTGCTTGATACACTTGATGCGCGCTCTTTAAGTACGCCCTTTTTACCCACCGACCCCAACCAACATTTATATTTTCAGTGGGTTTATAAGCAACTTCCCCTTTGTCGCTAAAAATAATGACGTGATCACCAAAAACTACCAATAAATCACACAACTCTTCCCCTTGACCTTTTGAAATTCCTTCATCTTTATAGACGTTGGGAAACGCCCATAGGCTTAAGAAAGCTCTTTCTGCTAGCTTGGCGAGAATCCGTTCAGACTCGGTAAACGATTGTGCTTTTACGATATTTCTCATAGAAGATGAATTGGGAAATCTAGGCTATTTATCACCTCACAAGTAAATTCACCACAGAGCCGTCATTCACCTGAGAGGAATAAGGGGGAGCGAACCAGCAGTTCCAATAACCTATCGGTTTTTAATATCGCCTTACGCGGCTCGTCCACGTTGAGCTTTTGGTTTTTGGTCATACGCACATCGTTTCTTGTGCGAGCGTTGAATTTGGGTTAGTCGGGAGGTGTCATACTAATGGTGAGCCCCGATAGCACCCAAATGCACTGTAGACTATGGCGCGTTATTGAAGGGAATGATGGAGGCAAGTTCGTCTTCAACGTCTAGGCCGTATGCGATGACAATTGCAGCCACTGCACCACCAACAGCCTTTCGAAGCTTCGTGAGTTCACGCGACAGGAGAGACTGTTACATTGGGCGAGGCGCCCGGTCGAACGCCGGTGAACCTACAATGTCGCAGAACTCGCGGCAAGCTTTGCGGATCTTCGCGAATTGCTTCCCGACATGAGTTTGAGGATCGACTTGCTGAAGGGCACCCGTGAGGGTTCTCCGTATGTCCTCAACTGAACGGATACAGTAGTGGGCGCCCTCCATTTCGTGGGGTCGGTAGAGAACCCGCTTGTCCTCCAATGTTCGCAAGACTTCGCGAGCAACGGTCACTTCAGCCGTCACTGGCTTCCACTGAATACCAAAGATCGGGACGCTGATGCCAGTCACGCCCGCGAGAACTTCTTTGAAGTGCACCGTCGCCTCCTTGTGCTTTAGCGCGAATATTACTCAAGAATTTTTGGATCTCTACCTAGCATTTGAGCATAAGCGCTCGCCGCATGGCAACCAATGTTCAGGAGGACTACGGTCTCTGTTTGGGAGTTACTTCAGCGCTGGTCGTTCAACTCCCGTTCCTTCACCTCCAACTCCACCTCCGTCAAATACCCCCCATCCGACAGCGTGTGGCTCACCTTAATCACAATCCACTCCGTCCCATCAATCTCCGTCTTCCACCCGCTGACCTTTGCCGGTAGCTCCGGAAACAACTCCGGCCGTCCGCGCGCCAGCGTGATCCGAAACGCCGCCACTCCGCGCTGGATCCTCTGCCACTCAGCCCGCGCGGCGCGTTCGGCGTTGGCCTTCGTGGCATACGTATGGCGCAACACCTTCACGTTGTCAGGATTCCGGTTGTCGATGACATCTGCCGCTTTGCGCGAGGATTTCTTCTTTGTCCCTCTGCCCTTGCGCTCGGTGGAAGCCACTGTCGCCAGCGCCGCAGCATTCGACGCATCGACCAGCACCTCTCCCTTCTTCGCCTGCCGCGCATCCTGGTAATACGCCTTCACGCCGTTGTAGCTATCGCGCGCGGCCACGCTGAACGTATGGGTATCGCCGCTGGCGCGAGTGATCTCGACAGTAGGCAGGGCGATGCCTGATGCGCTTTGGCCGGCGCCGGCGCGGATGAATAGCAGCTTGCCCTGTTTCACTGTGGCGATGGCATCGTGGTCTTTCGCCAGGCGGGTAAGGAAGTTGGCGTCGGACTCGCCGGTCTGGTCGATGTGGTCGATGACCAGGTCGGCGAGGGCAGGCACTACCGCCGCTTTCAGGCCGTTGTGCGTGGCGATGGCGCGGACGATGGCGCCGAGGGTCTGGCCTCGGAAGGTTTGTTCCTTCCGGGTGGTCAGGCCGCTGGAGAGATCTGCGCTGCGTGCGCGGATGGTCAGGCGGTCGGGTGGGCCGGTGTGCTCCAGCTCGTCCACCTTGAATTCGCCTTTCTCGATCAGGCCGGTGTCTTGCCAGCCGAGCGCGAGGGAGAGCGTGGCGCCTTTTTCGGGCAGATCCAGCAGGCCATCGGTATCGTCCAGCTCGATGTCGAGCTGGTCCGCCTCGAAGCCGCGATTATCGGTGAGGGTCAGGGAGATCAGCCGGCCCTGGAATCGGCTCGTGACGTCCTTCTTGCCCTGGCGGAGCTGGTAGACGGGAACGGCGGCCGTGCCCGCCATGGCGTCCGCAAGCGGTGCGGTGGTGAGCGTGGGGGCATCAGTGGATGGGGCGAACATCGGGCGCTCCAGGCTGGGCAGGTTCGTTAGCGAGTGGCTCGTGGATTTCGTCGACGCGCGTAAGGTTTAGCGTGAACTCGATGCGCCGTGCCTTGCCGTCAGGGAAGAACAGGCTGCGGGTGACGGACAGCGAATCGATCTCGAACATGCCGTAGTAGCGGCCGGAGCCTTCGATCAGCACGTACGGCTGGCCGGTGTCG